AAGGAGAACCGCAACGGTATCCTCCAGGCTGTCCCCAATGCTGAAGGCACCGCTGTCTTCATCGAGAGCACAGCCAACGGTATCTCAGGTCAGTTCTACGACTTCTGGAAAGCTGCCTGCGAAGGCACCAACGGTTACATTCCGGTATTCCTGCCTTGGTACATCCAGTCAGAGTACCGCTTGCCGGTAGGACCTAAGTTCGCTGCAACCCCAGACGAGCTAGACCTCATCGAGAAGTACGGCCTCGACCACGAGCAACTCATGTTCCGCCGCCAGAAGATCGCCCAGTCCGGGCGTGAACTCTGGTCCCAGGAGTACCCTAGCGAAGCTGACGAAGCCTTCCTGACCACAGGTCGCCCGGTCTTCAACCCTCAGCAGCTTGTCGAGATGGCACGGGACGCTCCCGATGTCCTGCATCGCATGGCACTTGAGGGCGAGAGTTTCGAGACGAACCCGCGCGGAGAACTCATCCTCTACAAGGAGCATGACCCCGGTGACACCTACTACATAGGTGCTGACGTTGCGATGGGCATAAGGGGAGGGGACTACTCAGTCGCCCAGGTGCTCGACAGTAAGAAGCGCCAGGTTGCCATGTGGAGAGCACACGTCCACCCCGACTACTTCGCTACCGTGCTCTATCACCTTGGTATGTTCTACAACACCGGCAAGATCGTCGTTGAGAGTAACAACCACGGTATCCTAACATGCACACGGCTAGGCAAGGACCTTGCGTACCCCAACTTCTACACGGAAACAGTCTACGATAAGATTGATGACCGTGAGACGGTGAACCTAGGCTTCCGTACCTCCGTAAAGACTAAGCCCCTCGTTATCGACCAACTCCGCGCTTCGCTGCGTGAGAATGAGATGGAGATAAACGATAAGATTACCCTCAGGGAACTTCAGACTTACGTTGTCACAGACAATGGGAACATGGAGGCTGAGGACGGATGCTACGATGATACCGTTATCAGTCTGGCGCTCGCTAACCACATTCACGAAGGCGTGTTCACGCCAGTCGTCTCCACAGATGACTTCTACATTGAGATGATATGAAAACCACCAAGAAGGCCAAGATTAAGGCCCTTGATGACGAAGCCATCCTCAGCGCCGTCCGGTCACACGTCAAAGAGGGCGTAGCCTACACCGACACGAAGCTCGCTCAGGAACGTAAGCGCGTCATCGAGTTCTACAATGCCAAGAAGCCGTCCCCGGTCTCCGCTGGTAACTCCAAATACGTCTCGATGGATGTCTATGACACCGTTGAGAGCATGAAGGCCGTACTGCTGGAGGTCTTCTCCGCAGGCTCCGATATTGTCCAGTTCTCAGGTGAGAACGAGGCTGATGTACCCCATGCCAAGCAGGCTACCGAATACACCCGCTACCAGGTGTTTCGTGAGAATGACGGCCACGCTGTCTTCAACTCGGTGATCCACGACGGCCTCACGGCTCGCGTTGGTATCGCCAAGGTCTACTGGGACAAGTGCGAAGAGACGATTGAGGAAGACTTCGAGGACCTCACGGAAGAGCAGTTCAACATGCTGCTTTCGGACCCCGAGGTTGAACTTGTTGGTACCCCAAGCGCGGAAGCCAACGAAGATGAAGAGTACGAGGACCCCGCCAGCAACGAAGCTGGGGAAACTTCCGAACGCCCGTCCTCAAGTGGCTTCACGATCAGCGGTACCATCTGCCGCCGTCAGGACCTCTCGCGTGTGGTCATTGAGCCGGTAGCTCCTGAAGAGTTCATCGTTAAGCCACGGGTGCGTAGCCTTGCTGCTGCCCCGTGCCTCTCCCACAGGTTTGAAAAGACCAAGGGCGAGCTTAGGGCCGAAGGTTACGCCAAGGACCTGATCGAGCAGATCGGCACCGACGAGAGCACTCTTGAGGATGACCCCGAAGTCCTCGCTCGCTTTCAGGACATAGGTAACGACCGCTACGGCCTAGGTGACTCAACGTCCAAGGGTGAGACTGAGCGTACTGTTGTGGTCTACGAGACCTACATCAAGCTCGATGTCGCTGGGACGGGAGAGCCTAAGCTCTGGAAGGTCATCCACGCTGGCAAGGTTGTTCTGGATAAGGAGCAGGTTGACCGGCACCCCTTCAAGGTCTTCGTCCCGCTTCCGATCCCCCACAGCTTCTACGGCTCCAACTTTGCCGAGAAGGTGGTGCCTACCCAGAATGCCAAGACGGTGCTGACGCGCTCGATCCTCGATCATGCGGTCATCACCAACAACCCGCGTTACGGTGTGGTCAAGGGTGCGCTCACGAACCCCCGTGAACTGCTCGACAACCGTGTCGGTGGTCTCGTCAACATGACGCGCCCCGATGGTGTGTTCCCGCTTCCGCAGGCTCCCCTCAACCCGTTCATCTTCCAGACCATCGCCATGCTTGACGAGGACAAGGAGGATACCACGGGTGTCTCTCGCCTGTCGCAGGGCCTGAACAAGGATGCCATCAGCAAGCAGAACTCACAGGGTATGGTTGAGCAGCTTATCTCAGCCTCCATGCAGCGCCAGAAGATCATTGCACGGCACTTCGCCACTCAGTTCCTCAGTGAACTCTACCATGAGGTCTATCGCCTCTGTGTTGAGAACGAGAAGTCCGAGAAGATCATCCAGGTCTGCGGTACCTTCGTCCCCATGAAACCAAGCGAGTGGCGCTCTAAGCGTCATGTCTCGATTGACCTTCGCCTTGGGTACGGGGAGCAAGACCGTCTGGCCCAGGACTATGTGTCGTTCCACGATGCCATCAGTCAGGACAGCAGCATGTCCCCCATGTACGGCCCAGAGCAGAAGTTCAACGTATGGACCAAGGTGCTTGAGGCGAAGGGACACAAGGACGTTACAGCGTTTCTCTCCAATCCCAAGTCACTTCCGCCCCCTGAGCCTAACCCGATGCAGGCCGTCGAACTACAACTCAAGCAGCAAGAGCTTAAGCTCGCTGAGACAATGATGGCGCTGAAGCAGGCCACGGCACAACAGGAAGCCAAACACGCTGAGATGAAGCTCGACTTTGAGCAACGTCACAAAGCGATGGAATGGGAACTCAAGGTCAACGAGGACGAGCGTAAGGAACGCGAAGTCGCCAATCGTATTCTCATCTCCCAGATGGAAATCGACCAAGCGCAGCAGCTTATCGACAAGGCTCCGGCTGAGAACGAGAAGGCTTCTGCCATCATCAGCCCTAACGGCTAAGGACCCTATGGAACCCCACACTGGGGAACAGGGAATAATCTCAGGAGGGCTTGCAGCCCAGGCCCTCCTAGATAACCCCACGTTCTCTTCGACAATCGCGGCTCTAGTCCACGATTGCTTCACTGCCTTTACCACCTCCACGCCAAGCCAGAGTGCCAAGCGCGAGGAAACCTACAACCTATACCGAGGCCTTCAGGCTATCGAAGCGGAACTCGTCTCCCGTGTGCAGAACATGGAAGAAATCGTGCGCCGCCAAGACGCTGAACATGAAGACCTAGAGGACTAAAACACAAGTGATTACTACTGAAGCATCTACCGAATACGGCGATGCCAACGACGCTCCCAACGACACCGTTGAGGACGCAACTGCCAGCCTCCTAGCCCGCTGGACCGACGCTGAGAAGCCATCGGAAGACGAGGACGAGGAAAAGCCTACCAAGAAGCCCGCAAGCCCCAAGACTGACGACGCTGAGGGCGATGCTGAACTTGATGACCAAGACACAGACCAGGATGACGATGAGACCGACAATACTGATACTGACGATACTGTTGCGGATGATGAAGCTGCCAAGCTTGCTGACGACAACTACAAGGTCAAGATCACTGTTGATGGCTCCGAGCGCACTGTATCTGTAAAGGACCTCAAGCGCCTATACGGCCAAGAAGCATCCCTAACCCGTAAGTCTCAGGAGGTTGCTGACCTCCGCAAAACGGCAGAAGTCAACACCGAGCGAACGACCCATGCTCTCAACACGCTCACGGCCAGAGCAGCAGAGCGGTGGCAACCTTACGCCGATATTGATTACCTCGTAGCCCAGACGCAACTGTCCCCAGAGGACTTTGCCACTCTCCGTGCCGAGGCCAAAGCCGCAAGCGACGACTATACGTTCCTGCAATCAGAACTCACCAACCACAGCGCCACGCTCAACAACGAACGCAATACCGCATTCCGTGAGCAGGCGAAGGTGGCTGTCGAGGTACTGACGCGGGACATCCCGAACTGGAACGAGAAACTCTACAACGACATTCGTACCTTTGGTGTGAAGTCGGGCCTGCCTCAGGCTGATGTAGACATGATCGCGGACCCCGCCATCATCAAGCTCCTGCACTCCGCGATGCTATACGAACGAGGCAAGACGGTTGCCACCACAAAGAAAGTGGCTGCTGCCAAGAAGACTATCAAACCTACGTCCAGTGCTGCCAACTCGCAGACCCGCGACAAGGGTGCTGATGTTCTCAAGCGCCTAAGTTCCTCAGGCTCGCGTGAAGACGCTGCCAGCCTCTTCATGTCCCGTTGGGAAGGTATGGGCGAAGACTAGCCCTACTCCCTACTCCTATACTACTTTCAGAAAAGACTAAATACTCTCTATGGCTACTTACACCACCTACGATACCGTTGGCATCAAGGAAGACATCAGCGATGTCATCTCGCGCATCACGCCTACGAAGACCCCGTTCCAGACCATGATTGGTGCTGATGTCACGAAGAACCGTTTGTTCCAGTGGCAGGAAGACTCGCTCCGCGCCGTCCAGGTTAACGCCAAGGTCGAAGGCTTCGTTGCTGCCGATGCAACGCTGACGCCTACCGTTATGCGCCAGAACTACACGCAGATCATGGAGAAGACCATCAAGGTCTCCGCTACTGAGGATGCTGTGGACCAGTACGGTCGCGCCAAGGAAACCGCCTATCAGCTTGCCAAGGCTGGTGAAGAAGTAAAGCGTGACCGC